CGCATTGCTCATATGAAGCGGCTAATCGGTACTCTGTGGAACGAACAGGTTAAGCCTTACTGGGATGATTATGAAGATGCTTTAGATGACTACAACGATTATGTTGGTGGCGGCATTGATACAGATATCTATGGAGAAACTGTCCCTGATGAAGATAGGCCTTGGGACGGAGAGACCAATGACTTTAAAGGTTATAACCGGATTGAAGAACTAGAAAGCAAAGTAATTCGGGAAGCTAGAGGCTACAACTGATGGCATTTAAAGAAGACGCCCTTATTTCGCTTTTCATCATCTCCGGTGAGAGGGCACACCAGGGTAATCTATTTGGTCGTATCAATATCGTCAGTCCAGAGCAGACTTCTGGTCTACCAGTTACCTACGTCAACGAGAAGGGTCAGGAAGTAGTCTACAACCCGTCACCCATCCAGTTCGGTGGTGTGGAGATATCCGGTAGCAACAAACTTCCAACACCAAAGGTTCGTTTTGCCAACGTAGATGGAGGCATGACCGACCTCAGTCGAGATTTCGATGATTTGATCGGTTTCAGGCTGATTCGAATCAGAACTTACGGTAAATTCCTGTTGAAGCTCGGCAACACTGCTCGTCCAGGAGCTGACAAGAATGCTCACTTCAGTCCTGATACTTGGTATTTCAATCGCAAGATCGAAGAATCAAAGTTAGGAGTCAGCTACGAACTAGCTTCCATTTTTGACGTCGAAGGCTTGAGTATTCCTAAGCGTCGTCTTTACACCAATTTCTGTCCCTTCGCCTACAGAGGACCAGATTGTAAGTATGGCGGGCCGGATGTACCTACAAATGGCGAACCTGATGGGTGCTCAAAAACTTTGGACGCTTGTCAGAAACACTTTGGAAAGCAAGGCGACGACCTTAGGTATGGAGGCTTCCCTACATCTCAGCGCTAATGTCTAAGAGATTGCACCAACAGATCGCAAAGCTTGCTCTTGAGGCTTCTCCTGAAGAAGTATGCGGTGTAGTTCAGGAAGGCAAAGCAATTAGATGCGAAAATAAGGCAAGTGAACCTACACAAGCCTTTTTAATCGATGCTGCTTCGTACTTAAAGTACGTTCCAGATACGATCTTCCACTCTCACCCAGTTGGTGTTTACGGCTTCAGTGAGCATGACATTGCTGTAGCCGCCAACATGGATTTGACCTCATACGTTTATGTGGTTGAAACAGACACGCTTGAGAAGTGGTCGGCAGCAAAAGGAATCGAGGTATTCAATAAGGTCTTAAACCGATGATGAAGATCACCCTGGAAGGCGTAGCTGGTAAGCGTTTTGGTCGCGAGCATACTCTTGCTGTGCGAAACCCCAATGAAGCGCTTCGTGCTCTATGCCAGTTAATTCCAGGTTTTCGTGAGTTTCTTACCTGTGCCCACGAATACGGTATCTTCTTTCAAGTAATCACTAATAATCAGGATAAAGTTGACTACGAAGGACTAGGTATCGGTTGTACAAGTTTTTCTCTTGTACCCGTCATAACTGGTGCCCTTAACTTTAGTTTTAAGAACCTAGGGCTAATTCTTGTAGGAGCATTGCTGGTAGCGGTCTCAATGGGCGCGTTTGGCATTACCTACGGTGTGGTAGGCACAATCTCCTATGGCATGAAGATGGCTGCCTTCAGTCTTGGCATGGGGCTGATATTTACAGGAATCGCAGGTATTTTTGCCCCAGGCGTTCCACAAGAAGGAAAACAGGAAGGACGTGAAGCCGACGACGCTGTCTTTGCTGGCGGACAATCCACGTCAACCCAAGGCACACCCATCCCTCTCCTGTATGGAGAATTTCTAGTCCAAAACATGCCTGTCATCTCCTCTTACATCGACGAGGAGAAAGGTCATCTACTACACATCATTTCTGAGGGTGAGATCGAAGGTCTCTCAACCGGTATAGCTGAGCGTGATATTTACTTTAATGGTCTTCAATCAGGAGCAAGCTCTGTCGACCTGATCAAGATCACAGATGGTACGCAGACAGACAAGGTAATTAACGATATCGATTCTGCTGGTTTTCACCTTGCAGTTGGCTCGACATTACAGTCGTCACCCAAGAATGATCCTAATCCCCAAATCATTCGGTCCTTCAATCAGCCTGATGCTGACAAGCTGCAATTGAGAATTGTTCGTGGGCCTTGTTATCAAATCAAGCAAAGTAGTCCTAAAAGTGGTGGATCAGCTAAAACAGATTACAGAGAATATGACAAAAAACCACATGATGACGTAGATCTTCCTGATGAAGCTGAACAATTTCTCCGTTGGAACATCAGGGTTCAGGATGCGGATGGAGACATTCTCTTTAACGAAGAAGTAAAAGATAGAGGCCCGCTAAAAGCAAAAAAGATCTACGATATCGACGATATTGATATCTCTGGCGCAGCTATGCCTGTATCGATATCGTTGATCCGCTTAGACAAAGGAGATATCCCAGATCCTGAAAGCCATGAAGGCGGAGCTAATCAATACTCCTTCTCTTGGGTAAAAGGCGATGTACAACTGGTATCAGCAGATGTCTTTTGGGAAGAGGATCTCGTATATCCCAACAGTGCACTGCTTGGACTCCGATATGACGTGGGTGAGTTCACGCAAATGCCTTCTGTCCAGGCAAAGTTTAAGGGCATTAAGGTACCTACGCTCAACTCCAACTTAGTCGTCAGCTATTCGTGGAGTGACAATCCGGCTTACATCCTGCTAGACCTTTTGACCAACCCCCGCTACGGCTGTGGTTTGCGTGAATACCAGCTGAAGCTCAAAGGTGACAAGGTTGTCGAGCCAGGTATCGCCCTAAACGATATTGACTTAGGTTCTTTCCGGAAGGCAGCTAAATACTGCGAAGACAAGAAGATTAAGTTCAACGCTTACATCAGCAAGAGGGGGGATGCTCTCGATCTAATCCGCTCCGTAGCGGCGACGTTCCAGGGCAGTCTTATTTATGCAGGAGGGTATATCTCTCTTATCATCGACCGAAAGCTTGAGAATTCTGATCGAGAGTACTACCGCCTTTACTCAGAAGCAAACGTTATTCAAGAGACTGATGACAACGGTGAGGTAACAGAACCTTGTTTTGTCTATGAAGGAACAGCACGCAAAGCTCGTACTAGCGCTGTAGAAGTTAGCTATATCGAACCAAATGAATTTTATGTCGAGAAAAAAGAAAGTATTGAAGACCGTGTAGCCATTGAACGTTATGGCTACAACCAAACAACTATCAGGGCTTTAGGTTGTACAGACCGGAAGCAGGCGCACCGTCTTGGCCGATATATCCTAGGCAGTAATCAGCTCAACACCGAGACAGTCTCGTTCTCTGTTGCTACTGAAGGAGCAATGCTTCTTCCTGGTGATATCTGTCTAATTGCTGATCCACTGAAGACTCGTATCACTGGTGGCGGAAGAATCAGCTCAGGTAACGCCAACAGTGTTGTGGTCGACAGAGCTATATCTGGTGTCAACCTGTCTTCAGGAAGCTGGTACCTTTATATCTATGGCAGTTCAGGTGTAGCTGAGCGATCTAACGTCAAAAATATACAGGGGAATTTAATTACTGTTTCTGGGTTCAACAATACTCCAACATCTAACCAGATGTGGATTCTTGTCGATGAAAACGACGCGAATGTTTTTCGTCGCTACAGGGTTCAATCCGTCAAGGAGAATAGCAATGGTACATATGAGGTGACGGGTATTTTATATTCACACGATAAGTGGGATTATGTAGACAATGATCAAGATCTTGATTATGGAAAGAGTACTAGAACATACAAGAAGAACACGAACCCTGCGCTAAACCCCTCCAAAATCAATTTCAGTATTCGTAACTTGGAAACATGAGTCGTCGAACCATTGTCGCAGAATGGGAGCCTCCATCCCTCTTTCCTTACGCAGCTTTAGATCCTGTTGTCCCAGGTGGTTTGTTCTCTCAGGGTATTCCTGACCCAAACATCGATCACTATGAGGTCGATAGGTTTGAACAAGAGGAGAAATTGTGGATATCAGTAGGCAATCCCAGGACGGCCAGAGTCGAGTTCCCAGCTGAACATTTTGAAAACGCTACAGTTAGAATACGGGCGGTTTTGAGGGATGGAACTAAGACTCCATTCATCACCTCCGGCAACTTTCTCGTATTCAGCATGGTTGCTGACTTTGAGAGTTTAAATAACACAATCCTCCTGTCCTTTATCTGATGGCGCTTTACGGACGCGATGCCAACGGGAATGACGCCTATATCCGTGGAACGGGAGCAGGCTCTACAACTGATGGCTATCTGACTTTCCACGACGTCTTCTCAGACGAAGTGAAGTTCGCAACTGCTACTCAAGCAGCTGCAACCCTTACATCTGATCTTGTAGCTGCGGTCTCTAGCAAAAAGATCCGAGTTCTTAGTTTGACGATCAGCGCTGCTGCTGCTTGTTCGGTCAAGTTCGAGACTGGTGCCTCTTCTGCAGTGGTTGCAGAGAGCTTGTATCTACCTATCAATGGCACAGTCGCTCTCTCGAACGAGCTTGGTCTTTTCGAGACTGCTACGGGCGACAAGTTGATGATCAATAAAACTGGTGCGGCTGATATCACCGTGACTGTTAGTTATCGGGAGGTCTAGTCATGACCCGTGTATATGGTCTGCTTTTTGAGGATCATCGAAGCGGAATCTTGGCTATCCAGCCTTCGGTTCCTTTCTTCGGATGTCAGCGTTATGAACAGCATTACGACGTTGTTGACGGAGCAATCGATTTCGATCTTCTCCCTACCCCGGCTGGCGTATTTTATAACGTTGGTTTTAAAAGCCTAGGTGACACACGCAGGACAGATTTCACCCTGCGGTGGACGATCCCTAATTACGGCGAGATTGATATCACGCCTAATGGGCAGGCACATGCCCCCGAATCAGAAAAAGTATCTACGTCGGTTGACCGCGTACAAGTGCGCCGACTTGCCACAGAATTATCAGAAGCATTGGAACTCGCAGAAAAGCAAGAACGCGAAATCGCTGAGATCAAACAGCGCGAAGAGCAACTGCGTCAGAAGTTTGAACAACATAAGCGCGATATGGAGACCGTTCTACTCCAACGGGATCAGCATATTGCCAAATTGGTTGAAGTCAGTACGCCTGAAGTTCGTACAGTTATCAAACATGTCCCGGTTCCTCCTGCTCCTTTAGAGGAGCGCATCAATACTCTTGAGATTGAGAACCAGCGATTGCGAGAGCTAAATGATAACTACTACCAATCTGTTTTAAAGCTGCATCAGTTAAAGTTAGAAAGAGCGCAATCTGGTCAACTTCCTGACCCTGTCATGGAAGTTCCGGGTACACCCCAGCAGCGCCTGATCAATAAGCTTCTAGCTAAATAGAAATGGCACTGGACAGTATCAACGTCACCGTAAGAGAAGGCGATTCATTTGACGAGCTGTATCTAAACATTGAGCGTCCTTGGGGCACTCCTTACAACTACAGTAATTCCGTCCTAGTTGCGGATATTCGTCGTTTCTTCAATGACAACACGAACCCCGTGTCTGCGGTTGATTCGTTCGGCATTGTTGAGTTGGATCCAGCTCAAGGGCAAGTACAGCTCAAGTTGACGAGCCGTCAAACCGAAGCGCTCGGCAGAAACGTCCCTCTCGGCTACACCGATCGTGGGCTCACTGTAAGCGGCATTGCCACTGGCATTGACGTCACTGATGAACAGCAAGGTGCTTATCTCTGGGATCTCAGAGAGTATTTCACTGTAAATCAAGCGACAATTCAGAGTATTACCTCTGGAAGTTCATTTACTAGCTCAGGTGGCGGCACTGTAAACAAGGTCCGCATTACAACTTCTGCGGCACATAAACTAACTAGCGAAGATCAGATCCTCATTACTGGAACTGGTCAAAGCGTCTATGACGGTGTCAACTTCTATCCCAATAAGTTGTCGATCATTAGTTCGACAGTTTTTGAGATTGAACCAACAACCGCAGGTTCACCTGCATTCTCGGCAGGTTCCACCCAGGGTACAATCAGTGTGTACAAAGAGGATACCCTCGCAGTAGGCACGCTGGAAGTCATTCCTCGTATTTCTAGAGATTCTGTCAGCTGAAGGTAATCCCTAATGTCTGTTGAAGAAGGCGTAAGTGTAATCACAGTAGGCAAAACTACGCCTATTCCTGCTGGTCAAGCAACTAGCGCTAATTCCATTCCTGTTGTTGTCGCTTCGGATCAAAGCCCGATTCCGATTCTTGACAACCTCTCTGCCCCATCACAGGTTCGTGATGACCTGCTGGGCATTCCCCGTGTACAGACGCCACTGGCGATCTTTGATGACACGAACCTCATTGATATTGACCCAAACATCTGGGCGAAGAATGAGCAAACCACTGGTGGTAGCCGTGTAACCCAGGTCAATCACCTGCTGCAGCAATCGGCTGCTGAGGTGCTGTTGACCCCGTCTGCCTCTAACGGCAACATCGCCAGCCTGATCACTAAGCAGAGCTTCCCGTACCAGACCGGTCGCATTACGAGTGCTTCCTTTGGTGTCTCGATGAGCCGCGATGCCAACGCGACTATCGAGTACGGCATGTTCGATGCCACCGATGGCTACTTCGTGCGAGTTGTCGGTGATGAGCTGTACTTCGTGCGTCGGACATCCTCCGGTGAGCGTCCCCAGGACCACCTCAACGGATACACCGCGCAGGGCACGGATCCCACAACCTTCACTGTCGACGCTGCAGTACTAACTGCTCAGCCTGGCCGTACTGATCTCGGCACCATCTACAAGCTGGTGCAAAGCTCCCCGACAATCATGGAGGAGATCGTCCCACGTCGTTACTGGAACGGCGACACCATGGTTGGCGAGGATGGAGCTGCGATCCTCGGTTCTGCCGATACGTCATCGACGCACAAGCTGAGCCTGACGAACCTGGCGATGTGTCGTATTGAGTTCGGCTGGTATGGCGGAACAGGCGCTCGCCTGATGTTCTATGTCCCAGTGGACGCGAACCTCCCCTCCGGCGAAACAGCTAAGACCGCCCGGTGGGTGATCGCGCACAACCTAAATTGCAGCGACAGGATCCCCTACCCCTCACTGGGTAACCCAACCCTTCCGATGCAATTCCGCATCGAGAAGACCGGCACCATTTCTGCCAACAGCTACCTGCGGAAGTACGGCAGCCAGATCAGCATCGACGGTGGTGATTACAGCAAGCTTTC